ATTTTTTTTAATTTTTTTATCATGTAACTCTATGGATACAACTTTACCAAAACCTTGCGATTCCAACACTGTTTCAATCTTATGTGACGGAACATAAGATTCAACGAAAGGGATAAATACGTTCATGATAGCAACGAGTATTCTATTATTAATAAATTTCTTTCAATCAGTCAAACGGAAAAAAAACATTCAATTTTATAGCAAAATACAGATTTAAATTGATTCTAAATCCTTAAACTTCCAATATTCGCATCCACCATTTGGCATAGGTCGTTTGATAATAAATGGTATTTTCTTTAATTCAAATTCCTTTTTCGCAATTAAATATCCATCCATTACTTCAGACCCAAGTTCTACCAGAGGTTTTGCACCCATATTTATTTGCTTGGCGCGCTCTCCTAAAATACGTGCACGCTCATATTTTGTAATAAAAGGCACCGTTTTATGTAACGGATCAACAATAATTCCTTGTTCATTTCTAACAACTTGACATAATGTTTCAACTTCATCATTATTGTGTGTAACTAATTCGGGATGATAATTTTGAATAAGATCCTTTTTGTTAATTTGATTAAACTTTTGAAGATAATTATCATCTTCCTCGTCGGAATCATATTCCTCATCGTCGTCTTCATCTTCGGACATATTATATACGTCAATTTGTTCGTTTTCCATAAGTTCGTCGTTACTAACTAGACTTCCTTGTTCGTCTTCACTATCTTGTTCTTCGTCGGTATCCTCTTTTTCGGCAGATTCAGGAGGAGGCGGGGGGGGAGGTACAAAATCCTCATCGTCACTATCTCCGTACAATGAACTGCGAAGAGAATTTACTTCGTCATCACTATCAATTTCGTTAATTGGTAGATCTTCAACTTCTACTAGTTCTGCCATACTTAAATGATTATATATTCGTAAGATATTTCTAAATGGTTTCAAACAATAGAAATCAATTTTATAAAAAACAAATATTCATTATATAAAACACAACACCCGATTATTTCTTATCGTCTGTTTTCCACGTGGTATCGCAGGTGGAACACATATAAATATATTTTAAGTTATTTTCATCGTAGCGAATGTACAAAATTTCCGGGGTTTGTTTTTCTTCAGTATTTGTTTTACAAGTTGCGTTTGGGCAATTAATATTATGAATACGAGGAAGGGTGGGATCTAATTTTGTATATTCATTCACAATATGATTGTATTTTTGTTCGCTCTTTTTAATATCATTTCTTAAAATACACGAATTCTCGTGTATATTAGAATGATCAACGTAACCACAGTTGCGACAATAATGAGTTAATTCGTTTGGATTTTTTTCATTGACCCCAATATAATACATGTTATCACATTTGACGCAGAATTTCATTTCTAAATATAGTTATTGATGATATATAATTTTATGTTGTTTTTCAATCAATTTTATCAATAAATAGTTTTGTATATTCATTTACAATGCGATTTGAATTCTGCTCTTCGTTTTGTAGGTTAAATCCTAAAATACATGACCTCTTGTCTAGATTATAATCATGAGTAGAACGAAATTTTCGGCAATATTCAGTCGTTTTATTCATTGTTTTTTCATTCAATTCATGAGAAGAGTTATTTTTGCGTTTGATACAAATATTCATTTCTAAATATAATCATTAAAGAGATAGAATTTATGTCATTTTCAAACAATTTTAACAAGCATCTACGTAAAAATGACATAAAAAATATTATTATATTAATTATATTATGAATGTTGTTGAACACCATAATACCGATATTGTCGAAATAAACACAATTGCCATCAATTCTGAAAGTCAGAATATGAGAGATATTTACAAATCATTATATCAATTATTTATCTCTATCCCAATTGTAACATATTCAATTTTGATATGTATTTTCAATTATGTGATTACTGTTATTAATATTATAGGTAGTAATCTTGGAACAATATATAAGATTCAACATATTCCTATGATCGTGGATCAAGAAGAACGTCTAAATCAACTAGACCGATTATAATATTTCGTTGAATGAATATAAATATTTTATGAGCATATATATGTTGTAGATATATTACACAAAATTGATTTATCAAAAGGAAATAAATATACTTGTATCATATATTATACAATGGAAATCAATACTTTAGACGGTGTGAATGAAAATATTGTCGTTCGCACTGAACAACCTGACAAAAAATATAAAAACTTGACTGAGTTTCTAAAGCAACACAGTAAAAAACCTGAAAATGGTCATGGTCCTTCACATACACGTATTGGCGATTCCAAACGAAACATTCATGGGGGGTCTTATTATATAGATGACAACGAGTGGAGTTCGTTTATGAAACTCTATTGGAAAGACATCGTATCAAAGAAGAAAACCGAATATTTTACCGAAAAACAAATGAGTGAGAACGCACCCATTGCTGTCGATCTTGACCTACATTTTGCGTATGATTTATCAGAACGTGTGTATGAGCAAGATCATTTGGACGATTTGGTTGATGTTTATTTAGCCGAACTCAATACAATTTTCAATTTTGACGAAAATAGTGCGTTTTCGATTTTCCTTTTCGAAAAGGACAATGTGAATCGGGTTCAAGATAAAAATATCACCAAAGATGGTATTCATATGATCATTGGGATTCAAATGGATCATAAAGGACAACAAATTTTGCGAGAACGTGTTCTGGATAAAATCAAGGACGCATGGGGTGATTTTCCAATCATTAACAATTGGACAGATGTATTCGATGATGGAATCACCAAAGGATATACAAATTGGCAATTGTATGGGTCATCAAAACCAAATCACGAGGCATATAAATTAACTCAAGTATATGATATAACTTATGACGCAGATGATGGAGAATTTATTAATAATCGTGGGCAACCGACCGATTATTTAAATGCGGAAAATTTCGAAAAACTCTCTGTGCGTTATAAAAATAACCCAGAATTCTTTTATAAAGAACAATTTCTTCAATTATTGGAATCGAAATATACACAGCAACCAAATCGAAGGAAATCGCCAACTACCGTTCGTTATGATGAGATCTCTGGATCAAATAACATTTCTCGAATTAAAAATGCGGAAGAACTTGACAAACATTTACAGTATTTCTTAGATTCTATTGGTCCGTCTGATTATGTTTTGCGAGAAATCTATGAATATACTACCGTATTACCCGAAAGTTACTATGGTTCCGGTTCATACGCAAAATGGATTCGCGTTGGATGGGCATTAAAGAATACGTCCAATAAATTGTTGATTGTTTGGTTAGCATTCAGTGCCCGATCTTCTAATTTTGATTACAATACTATTCCCGATCTATGTGATACATGGGATACGTTTGACATCAAACGTGATTCGGGAGTAACAAAACGGTCCATTATTTATTGGGCAACGCAAGACAACAAAGAAGGTGCCGAAGTGATTCGTAAGAATACCGTAGGATATTATTTAGATATGACTATTAATGCTGTATCGGCAACATCAATTGCTAATCCGGCAAAAAATGCTAAGGGATCCACCGACTATGATATTGCGATTGTGTTACATCAAATGTATAAAGACGAATATGTATGTGCCGATGTGAAAAATGGTTCATGGTGGCGTTTTAAAAAGCATAGATGGAATGAAATCGATTGTGGAAGTACATTACGACGTTCTATTTCAACCGAATTGCGACAGCTCTATGAAGACAAGGTGACCGAACTCCAAAATTACTTGGTGACTTTGGATCCGGAAGACGATCAATACAAGCAAGTAAAAATGCGTATTGATATTGTATTAAAGATTGTACAGCGTTTGGGTCAGACAAGCGATAAGCGTAATATCATGCAAGAAGCTCGTGATTTGTTCTACGACGACGAATTCCTTAATCTACTTGATAGCAATCCTTATTTACTAGCGTGTAAAAATGGCGTAGTTGATTTCAATATGAAAGAGTTTCGCAAAGGTCGTCCTGAAGATTATTTGACAAAATGCACAAACATCAATTATTATCCTAGAACTAGTTCCAAACATAAGGAATCCATTCCTGAACTAGAAGATTTTATGAGAAAATTGTTCCCCAACCCAGAACTATGTTCTTATATGTGGAATCATTTGTCTGCGGTATTAATCGGTATGCCTTCACTAAATCAGGCGTTATACAACTATATTGGATTTGGACAGAATGGAAAATCCGTTTTGACCGATCTGATGACTCATACATTAGGAACATATAAGGCAACTTCTCCCATTTCTTTGATTACCCAGGGTCGTGGAAAAATTGGTGGTCTAGCTCCAGAGGTAGTTGGTTTAAAAGGTGCTCGCTACGTAGTGATGCAGGAACCTGAATCCACTGACATCATCCACGAAGGTCCGATGAAGGAGTTAGTAAGTGGCGTAGAACCAATTACCGCGCGAGCACCATATATGACAAAATCCCTCACATTTATTCCTCAGTTTGCTTTAGTGGTCTGTTGTAATCAGTTGATGCAAGTTCGTACGCAAGATCATGGTACATGGCGTCGTTTGAAAGTAGCAAATTTCCAATCTTTATTCACAGAAAATCCTAAAGATGATGATCAAGACCGCCCGTTTCAATACAAGATTGATCGAGACTTGATGAAAAAATTTCCTATTTGGCGTGAAACCTTTCTAGCAATGCTTGTTCAACTTGCTTTTGAAAACGAAGGACGAGTGGAGGATTGCGATACAGTATTGGAGGCAAGTAGTAAATACCGCGAAAGTCAGGATCATGTTGCTCAGTTTGTAGGTGAGCGTATCAAAAAACATACAGGAAAGAAGGTTCGTAAAGAGCAGATTTCCGAAGAGTTCAAGATGTGGTTTCTTACCAATTGTGGTAAAACCAAACAACCTAGTCCTAAATCTGTATATGAATATATGGACCGCATGTATGGTAAAAATCGCAATGGTACATGGATGGATGTGAAATTAACTTATCCGTCGGATCATGAGCAAACAAATACACCCGATTCTGATATAGAAATGGAAATTCCCGAGGCAGTATTTTAATAAAAGTATATTTACAAAATAAATGATATGAAAATAATATATTCAAATCATTTTTTATTTTAACTCGTATATCGAGAGATTGTGTAAAGATGGATATAGTGAAAAAATACCATCTATTAAAAACGCAAATAACAATGCTAATAATATCCAAGGTCGTAAAAATTGAATATTGTTAGATAAATAGACAACCGAAAAACAAAGGAGAAACCCTATACATGCCAACACATCTTTGATATATCCAAATGATAAAATCATTGTTTTATATGTTTATAAAATCGTCTTATAAAAAAAAGTCTCATACTCTTTGAAATATATTTGTGGTCATTTACCAACTCTCCATATGAAGGAGGTGGATATTGTGTAAAAACATTACGAATTACTGTGTCTAAATTATTCAATGAAAAAGAACGTTTCATAATTAAAGTATTCTTATACTATAATGACGGAAAAATTACAGGGATTTAAGTTTGGTTTCATTGATAATGCTATTGTTGCGTTTTTTGCTCTTTTAGGAATTGAATTAGAGAAATATTTTGAAGGGTTTGGTGCATATGGAGCATTGTATGGCGCGCTTTTCGGACATACTCTTTCGGACATGGTTGCTGGTTACACTGATTTTGGAACAAAAGTCGCATTAAATATGGGATTAGGGTGTTTTTCAGTGGTTATATTGGTCACTATTTATCTGTATATTATGTCGTTGCTATAATTGATTATTATTATTCAATAAATAATAATATTCATAATGTCGCCCCATGTAAATCAAGTTATGCAAATTCTGGGTTCCATTTTTTATAACCGTTACAAATATTTTGTATATGAATATTATTAACTTCTGATGACGTCATCATACTAGAGTGTTCAAAATCAATTATCCATACTTTTCCATCGCTATCTTCTATGAAATTATACCCAGTTAAATCCGGATATTCTATGTTATGTAATACAAGAGTACGTACTATTTTAATTACTTGGTCAAATATTTCATTCGGTATATCGGTCGCATCACCTCCGTAATAATCTGATATATTCATCGTTCCAATTTTCTTCATAACCATTGTTTTACTTTCTTCATTATATTCAATAATTTCTGGTACATTTACTATACCTAATTGATAGACATATTTTTGCATAAAATATTCTTTATGTGTTACTCCCTGTTTTACATAGTATGTATTCGGGTTTGCTAGATAATTTTCCATTATTGTTATACTATTTACATATACGTTTGAGTATAAATCAATTTTATACTACCTGATGCAAAATCGGTTCCATCCAATGTATATATGGAACGGGCAGGGAATTGCGAATGGGTTCGTTCGTCATGAATAAACACATAAATGGATCAATATTAGAAAGTCGTGTAATTGATATTATAAATATAAAACACATTTTATATTTATTTTGTATTTTGATGCCTTACTTATACACATGTTTAAATTCTTGCCGGCATCTGACCCTTGTGATTTGAAATGTTCCATTTCAAATTGCCAAGGGTTTAAACAATTGGATAACTCCCTTGCATCAACATTCCACATTGTCCAGCACCCTTGTTATATTCATCTCCGCGTCCCAGTTTAATATAGCCATTATATCCCCATGTAGTTCCCCATGAATTCTTCACCAAATAATAATCACTGCCATCTTCAGTTCCATACCCTACAACCAATACACCATGATCTAGTTGTGTTCCACACGATCCACTAAACACACCAGACTTATACAGTTGAAAATCCTTCTGATCTGCCTGAATCGCAATTGATACAGGTTGTTGATTGAGCGCACTCATCATATCATCATCTGAATTTGCCTTTACATCAACAAAACTGACAACATCACTGTTGCTCACTACAGAACAAGTTGTCTCGCAATTCCCGGCACTCTTGGATGTACCAGAAGTATAAGGATAATCTGTCTCTAAACAAAGACCTCCATTCTTCTCAATCCAAGTAAATGCGTTGTCCATTAGTCCCCCATTACAACCCATGTCCTTCCCGCCATTCTTGCGATTGTCACAAGAAACGAGTTGTTGCTCAGAAAATGATTTCAATTCTCCATGAGCAACAAAATATGCCCCCTCTAATGCTCCCGTTGTAGAAAATGACCAGCATGATCCACATTGTCCCTGATTCTTTACGGGGGTTACGCCACCCTTTTCAACCCAATTTACACTTGATGCTACACCCACAGTGATATGGTCATCCAAACATTGCTTCACGCAATCAACTGTTCCTAGTTTGTTTGATTTGTCGTAGTTCTTTACACAATGTGTCAAACACTTGACCTCATCTACCTTCTCTTTTAGATGTTCCATTCTAGATCCCAACATTCCCGAAAATCCCAAATATTGTGAAAATTCTTCACTATCTAAACCAGAAAACTGGTTATGTCCCAAAATATACGTGTTATTTTGACTGTTTGTATTTTTAATATGCTCGTCATTTACCAACCAGTTGGCAAAAATATGATCATGGTGTTCGTCATTTTCAATGCGAACTTTGAAGTCACTTACCCACCCTTGAAACCGATCCTTTACGTCATACGCAGATACTGACGCAAGAAACAAAGCAGTAGTCAAACTAGTTAGAAGTACAGTTGAAACCATATCACTATTCTATATTGTCATATATTTATTATATTGTTTTGCCTAAATAT